CATTAGTATTTGTAGAGTTTTGAGCGGCTTTACCGACTGCCATAATACCTTTGCCGGTTTGAGCTAATCCTTCTTTTGCAGCAACTGCGCCAGCTTTAGCTCCAGCAGCTGCGCCTACGGCAGCTGACGTTGCTAGTTTAGTAAGAGTACCACCTGCACGACTCATCGCCCGAGAAAATTTTCCAGCGACTTTACCAGCTCTGCCAGCTTGTCTTGATGTAGACTGAGCTGTTATTTTAGCTATTGCTTTAGCTATCCCAGATATTCGGCCCATTGTTACTCTTTTCTTTTTGTATTTTTTCTAGTATCATGTCTACATATACTTCACGCTCGAATGGAATCATTTCGTTAATTTCAGTCAATGTGAACTTGTGATACTGAGTTACGTCAAAGTTTAACTTATAGTGACTGTAAAGGTCCATATAACTCAGCCCAATTGAAAAAAATCATCTAGATCCCTAAATACTACTCTTTTTTCTTTATTATTACTATTTGTATATGTAATGACATGCTCGATTTTTGGAGCGGTTTCGAAAAATCCTTGAATTTTATTATATGCTTCTATAGGCAATGAATCTAAAAATTCTTCCTTATCTTTTTTAGATTCTTGTTTCCATGAGAAGACATCATCTCCATCAAAAATCTGATCAATTGATGCATTGATCATGGTATCAGTAACTTCTACTAATGTTTTTTTATCTAACAATTCATCTGAGACTTTAGGAGTGGGATGTTTTAAAACTAAACCAACTTCATCAGTAATCATGATTTTTTTATCATGATCATCGGGAAATTGTACTTCAACTTCATTAAGATCTGCTTCTAAATCATATGTGATACCATCATCACTATCAATGACTTGAAATTTTACAATGTTACCAACTGATGCAGATCTAATTTTAATGAACATATATTCCATATCAAAAATAGGAATATCATTAACATCAAAATCTTCTTTTAAGATGCAGTTATTAACGATCGATTTGATAGCATTATAAATGTCTATCTTCTCTCCTGATTCTTTCGCTACGAGTAGAATCTTTTCTTCTTTGACCAAAAAAGGTCGATATATTAATTTTTCGCCAGTTGAAGGTTGTGTTAATTCAAATGTTGGCGTACTAATTTTTGGTAAAGCCATGATTTATCCTCATCCTAATATTTTAAATCTTGTAAATCTATAATTCACTGAAAATCTTGCGATCTCGTCGTGTTGACCCCAACCCAATTGCATTGGTTCAACTACGATAGGAAATGCTTCAATAAATTGCACCATCTTTGCTAGTTTATTCTGTTGATTATATATTGTGAGATTCATATCAACAACATAATCTTTTAAATACTTTGCACCATATTTTGCATCACCATCGAGGTCAACAATCTTATTTGCCCATTCTCTAAACGTTTTATAAATCTCTGCTTTCTCATCAACCGTATGTGTCATTGATACTTCTTGTGGATTATAGCGATACGGAATGTTATACATCAATCCATTACCGTAAGGAGAATAATTATCAACTGATAAGAAAGAAATACCTGGTGCACTGACAGTTTCGGCACGCACTAATATTTCTTGTCCATCGCCTCCCGGCGGATTGACAAGTACTTCGTAACGATTAGCCGGTAGACTATCTTTTACTCTTCCTTTCCATGCGGGTATTGAAAATGGCATTTTTAATTTCTCTGAATAAATTGTTTAGAATCTCGCCAGACTACGCTAGCTTGTTTCTTTCTGAATCTTTGTGTAGGTAACATTAATGCTATATCCCATTCTTCGTATGGTACCCAAAGAAATCGTGATCTAACTTGTGAATTTAGATAGCGTTTAACGGTAGGCCTAAAGTATTTATATCTCGCCAGAGAATTCAATAAACCATAATTTAAACGTAGCTTCTTAGACTCACGTAAAGCATCATTTCTTTCTATCTGATATAGTCTATCCATTAATCTTGCACGAAAAACTGGAGGCAGATAATGCAGATTCATGCCAAGAAAACCATCGCTATATTTTTCTAATACAAATATCAACGGAAATATGTCGTAATATGGTAATGTAGCTTTGCCCTTCGGATCGTATTGAAACATATACATGCGACCGATATCAGTTTCAACCATTTTATTATATGTACGGTCACGATTGCGCAGCTCCCGTTTCATATTGACAGATTTTATTGATTGCGCTTTATCACGATACCAATCACGTGACTCTTCTGCGTCTATATCTGATCCAAGTTGTACTTTGCCTTCGTCAGCAATTTTTTGAAATATATACGTAGCCATTAAAATTTAAGTCCTAATTCTTTTTCGGTGATGATCGTGAATTCCCATCCTCTATCAGCACAATAACTTCGTGCTGCTTTCCATTTAGAAGAATTTACACCCCATGTCTTCACCTCGTATAAATACCTCTTAGTAAGATTTTTTTGCGGAGTTGGCTCTACGGTTTCCTTAAATGGTTTAATCTCCACTACAACCGTATCTAGTTTTCCCTCGCGATTAATCTTCTTAATCCAAAAATCCGGAAAGTATCTGTGTACTCTTCCATCGATAGGTGAACGATACGGAATGACTAGCTCTTCACTCGCCCATTCCTTTATTCCGCTATTATCATCGAGGTAGCGCATGAAATATAGTTCCCATCTACTTCGATAAATAATGTTAGTAGGATCTCCACGATACTTACTCGGATTTTTAGGTTTAAAGACACCTTTATAAGTCTTCGCCATATACATATTTATAGGAATAATCATGGCAGAAAAAACTACAATCGATTCGGTTGGTCCGATAGCAGCTCAATTGAAGAACGAGCTATCTTCTCTCGAAAAGACACAGATCGCAGGAATTAGAAATTTAGGTAGTATTAGTACACGACCAGGTGTGTTGAATGGTAGTGTAGCTAACTCTATTACTAATCTAAATAACCATCAAAAATCTGCTATGGAGTTAGGCGCTAACGTAGCTGCTAAACTCGAAAGAGCAGGAGCATTTAGTAAAGGTGCCGAGAAAATATTGACAACAGCTGTATCATCGACTGTCACGGACAAAATTACTCTTCCTCAAAAGTTTCCTAAAAATCCAATTGATATGGGTAGATTAGATAATCGACTTCCAAGTTTTAAGAAAAAAAGTCCTTATGAAAAAATCGCTGATAAAAAGAAAACCCTTGTAGGAGATGCAGATTTAAACTATGGTGGTTATAGTTTCCCACCAGATTTAGACAGCAATGCTGCTTCTTATATAGAATTATGGTTTTGGGAATATGATAGGCCGTCGCCTACAGCGTCAGGTACAATAAGTCCAGGTTTGAAAGTATGGTTACCAATTCCAGAAAACTTTACTATCAATCATGAAGTCAAATATCAAGAACGAGATACAGGAATTCTCGGAGATTTAATGCAATCCGATGGAGCTCAAAATTCTGGATATGCCGGTGAGGGCTTAAGCGGTTTGCAAGCGAAAGCAAACGAATTGATGGAAAGAATGGCAAAAGCTACCGGCGAAGAAGCCTCGCAAGCATTAGCTGAAGTTTCAAAGCGTGCAGCTTTTGCTGCATTGAACTCTTCAGATGAAGTACTAGGAGGTTTAGCTGGCCGGATTACTGGCGAGATTCCAAACCCACACCCAACAGTATTCTTCAAAGGTTTGGAATTACGTCAATTTACTTGGACTTGGAAATTAGTACCACGATCAGCTGATGAAGCGGCTACGTTAAAAGATATAATTATTCAAATGAAGAAACGTATATTGCCGAAAAAAGACGGCAGCTTCTTAAAATACCCAAATGTATTACAACCATCAGTAAAACCGAATGAAAGTCTTTATGGTAAATTTATGAAATCTGCTGTTAAAACATTTTCGGTTAATTATACCGCTGAAGGCACATCTGCTTTCTTTGTAGATGGCGCGCCTGTAGCAATCAATCTTATTCTCACATTCCAAGAAATGGAGAATATGACTTCAGAGGATGTATAATGACAGATAGAACTCAATACTTTCGTAAATTTCCTATTACAATTTATAATGATATTCCTTCGCTCAATATTTTGCGACGCGTCGATTTTAATAAAAATGTCAAGAATTTCTTATCGGCATTTTATACATTTGAAATGCCTGAAGGAACGAGACCAGAGACATTAGCATTTGATTATTATGACGATGTAGATCTTGATTGGTTGATCTATATGACAAATGATGTCGTAGATCCATATTTTGATATGCCTTTGAATCAAGATGATTTTACAGCAAATATCAAGAAAAAATATGGATCAGAGGAAAACGCTCGTAAGAAAGTATTCGTTTATAGAAATAATTATAGAGGCGATGATCAAATTATTGCGCAGGGAGTATATGATTCGTTAGTCGGTGAACGTAAAAAATATTGGGAGCCAATCTTTAATCAATTAGGTATTATTGGTTATCAACGAACTAAGACAGAAATGTATGCGTCTACAAATCGAATTATTTCTTATAGCTACAGTTCCACAGTGTCGACACCGTTTACGAAAGGAGAGATAGTAAGATTTACTTCTGGTTCATCGAGTGGTATTGCTACGGTCGCAACATCTGATACAACATATATTACTTTACAACATATCACTGGAGATTGGAGTGAGATGACATCAAACTTCGATGTAACTGGAGATACTTCTGGAGTAACTATCAATTTTGATTACGAAACATATACCCTGATCAAAGATGTAATTCCGTCTGTTGAGCAAGTTTATTTTTCTCCATATTATTATTATGATTATGAGTTTGAATTAAACGAACAAAAACGCAATGTCTATCTCGTAGATAGTGACTATGCAAACAGAGTAAATAAGCAATTAGATGACTTGCTGAAATAGGTGAAAGATGCAGAAAGATGCTTCTCATGTTGATATAGTCGGAGACGAAATCACTCTTAAAACATTTAGTGGTGGTAAAAAGCTGAATATTAAGAACCTCGTCAAAAGCTTCGATATCTACGAATCATTAGACAACTATACGATTGCAGCTGATTTCTATATCGCTGAAGGTATAGAACTAATGAATGAATTCCCATTGGGTGGTGAAGAAACTATCGAGTTAACTATTCAGACACCGACTCGCAAAGCTCTGACATATAAGTTTTTCGTAGAAAGTATTCAAGGTTTGACAACAAATGATATGTCAAACTTACGTCAATATAAATTACGTTGTGTGACGAAAGACTATTTAAAAAATAGTTATATGGTAATGACGCGTCGATATAGAGACATGCTTTATCATGATGCGCTGAATGAAGTGATCACGCAAGATCTCGGCGCTGAGATTCCACTGATCACAAAAGAATCTACGAAAGGTAAGTTTGATTATGCCTGTAATATGGTCCGACCATTTCAGGTAGTTAATCTGATTAAAGAAAGGGCAGTATCTGCTGAAGGAAATAAATCATCGGTATTTGTTTTCTATCAAGATTACGAAGGCTATCATTTTCAGACGATAGAAAAGTTGATTATTGATCGTAAACCAGGTGCATCAGAAAAAGAATTCTTCTATGACACATCTAATAGAAATTCACCTTTTGAGAAAGTAGTTAACTATCGAAATATCTTGTCATATGAAACTACAGGCCAAGGTTCATCGATTAAGAAAGTAGTTGCTGGCGCTATGCGCAATCAGTTTAGAGAGTTTGATATTCATCGTGGTTCATATTGGTTGATGAATGAATATAATAATCTCGGCGATCATGCTATATTTAAGAAGACAGATGACTCGTTTGATTTTAATAGTGCAGAATATAACAGTTTTACGATGGCGATGCCAGGTGTCACACGTATGGCAGTGAAAGATGGCACTCGCCCTGAAATGGAACATAATAAGAATCTACATTATCAACGGCCATTCCATGAGAGAATCACGCAGTACACTGTACGTATTAGAACTTATGGTGATACGAATATGCGAGTTGGTGATGTCATTAAAGTCAATTTTCCTGAGATTTCTGGTTTGACTCGCGAGCCACAACAGAATAAGATATTCTCTGAAAATTATATCGTAACAAATTTAAAACATCGTTGTGATCAGACTCGTAATAATGTGTTCGAACACTTCTTAGTAATGGATATAGCGAAGCCGAATCAGTACGGCAAATCGTTAGGTTGATGGAGAGATAGATGGCGTATTATAATCTCGGTGATACTTTTAGATGGTTTATGGGCCGAGTCGTTGAGCTTGATCCCACCGAAGATCCGAAAGATAAGCGATATCTTGGACGTGTTAAAGTACGAACTTTGCACGAGCAAACTGGTGAGTTAGGTAAAAAGAAAAAGACATTTGGTATTGTTGATGACGATTTGTTGTGGGCGTGGCCACTGTCTTCTATTCAATCTGCTTCTCTTAGCTATCGTAAGATCGTAGAGCTCGAAGAGTTTCAAACACCGTTTTGGATTGATGCCGTTGGTACATCGCCGACTGGTATCGCAGTAGGTACTTACGTATTTGGTTTTTATCTCGATGGCCACGAGAAAAATATTCCAGTTATTTTTGGAACGTATCATAAATCATCAATATATCCCGAACCGCCGACCGATGTACCAACTGGTAAATTCTTGCAAATTAAACCGCCTGAAGAAGATTATCCGTATATGGATGTTTCTGCTTTGGCAAAAGGTTGGCATGAAGATACACAACGTGAAGCGAATCATCCATTAGGTCAAGATTATCCACTCGCTACTGATCCAGGTAAGGGTGGACAGATGTTGCCTAAACATCCATATCATAAAGGTCAAATGAATATCGTATGGCAACCAGCCTCTGACTACGATACTGAATATCCATATAATTTTGTACATACAACTAAATCAGGACATGCTATTGAATTAGATGATACACCTGGACATGAGAGGATGCAGTGGTGGCATCGGTCAGGCAGCTACGAAGAGGTATCTAATAATAAACAAGGTTTGCCCAATTGGCGCGATGCGCTGCCTGGTGCATATCCGGACACAATGCGTGGATGGTTAGAACCAAACAAGAATCACGAGCCTGGACTTCATCCGCCATGGGAAGGCAGACGAGTAAAGAAAACAGTCGGTAATGATTATACTATTTCACTTGAAAATAAAGAGACATATGTTGGTGCATCAGTAAAACTTGAAGTTGTTAATAGTACTACATCAGGTATCGGCAATAATCATGTAGAAACAATTGCTAATAATATGTTTATTGCGGTTGGATATTATCCGCGGACTGCTAATAATCAATTGGCAGGTGAGTCAGCACGTTATCAACTAAATGATTCATGGATTAATGAAACAACATACCGTGAGAATGCAGATAAGAAAACACAAATTTTACCTGATACACACAAATATGATTTTATTACTGATGTAGCTAATAACGTACAACTATCAGTCGGTTGGTCATGGAAAAAATCTCGAGAGCTTGATACACACTCAGAGAAAAACAATTATGTTGAGATAGCCAATAATCAATACACTTCTCTCGGCTGGATACCACGAAACAATTACGATAAAGATGGCGAAAGTCGGCAGCTATCTGACTTTGAAAAAACAAATCAGTATTTTGATATTAAAGGTAATAGCGTTTCTAATATCGGATGGAAACCAAAAGACGAAGCGAGAAGTCTCAGTAAAACCGATAATACAAATTATTTTACTGATATTAAAAACAATTTATATATTGATGTAGGCCATAAACCAACGGGAGATATATTAAGACAGAGTTCTGCAACCGATAAGACAAATTTGTTTATCGATGTAGCGAATAACACCGTACAGACAACAACAAATAACTATATGCTTAGTGTTGGATATGATCCGACAACTGAACCAGCTATCGATAACCTCGGCAAGTTTAGTTATCGACTTGATGTCAAAAATACTGGTGTGATGAGATTCCAAAACGTTTTGTCTATCAACGTTGGTGTGCCGCGTAATCGAATGCAAGATCTAGCATCGGCTGAACCATTCTCAATGTATGCTGCCGCTGAAGGCAATATGACAATGACGAATGGTAAAGACAGACTCGATTATAGTATGGGTACATTGACACATAAGACAGATAGTACACATTATCTAAAAGCTGCGGAGGGCAGTTTCGAAACAATTAATGGCATTAAAAAATTCGATGCCAATGAAGTAGAAATTGATACAAGAAAAGGTGAAGACGGAGGACGCGGTCTTACAATATTTGGTAATCTATTCGTAAAACAAGGAACAGTAAGTATCGATGGTGAACAGGTTGTAAGATCTGGAAGTTTTACTACAGCAGATGGTACAGAGATAACTGTTAAACATGGTCTTATAGTTGGAATTACACCGGCATAATAGAGAATAAAAAATGTCAGATTTTACAGAAGCAATCAATTCTATAGACAAGATGATATATGATTTAGGCGCTGCGACTGGTGTTGTCAATGTGCAACGTCCTAAATTAAAAACTATCACCGTAGAAAATTTAGACGGTACAACTTCTACGACAGAATATCATGTCAAGAACGAAAACTACGATCCGTCACAGCCGACAGAAGTTGATCCAGTGACTGGAGCAGTGACTAGCAATGGACCATATGAATACGAAGAAGTGCCAGTTGTCGGTCCTTATAGTTGCGAAGCTTTACAGGCTAAAATTGATGAATATGTAACTATGGTGACTGAGCTCATTAAGGCAAAAGTAGAAACAGTTGGGCGTATCATGAGTGATTGGGCACCGATGATGACTCTACCAACAGATCCATTAAAAATCTTGACATGGGCAGCAAAGGTAGTCGGAGGTCCAGCGGCCACGCAGATCGCGCTCGTTGCTCACATCATTACTGACATTGCTTTGCTTGCTACGAAAGTGGCTGAAATGGCAACAGCCGCTGCAAATGCTGCCGCGCAATTAGCCGCGTGTGTACAAGGCGCAGTCATCGGAGCCATTGAAGCAGTGATCGATGAATTGCTAGTAGGTACCGCTGTATTGATCGGTAAAGCTGAAAGTCTGATGGATCAAATCATCTCTGATAACTTAACAGCCATTGGCGCAGACCAGCTCATCAGTCAAATCAGCAGCATTGAAGATTCTATTAGCGACGTTAGCGATGCAATGGGTGATCTGCAAGAAGCAGGTGATGCGATTGCTGATGCAAGTAGTAAGATATCAGATATTCAAGTCGCAGACTTTGGTGATGCATTGGCTGTTGATTTACCAGGAGATTTAGACAGTAAAGTGGATGCATTAGCTCGTGCCGACGATGCATTAGACTCATACTTCGAATATGAAGCATCGTTCCAAGATTCAGGTAAGAATACAGATCCTGCACCACCTAGCGACGGAGGAGGTTAATTATGGCAGGTCCACGTGTACCAGGATTTGGGAATAAAAACTACGATAATTCGGGTGTCTTAAGTGCAGATAGAATACAAAATTCTTTTGATAAAGTACAAAATTCTACTGATACTTTAGACGATGTATTCGATGAATTAGAGTCTCAGATCAACTCGTTTAATTTTACTGTGCAGGCGTTACAAGCTAACAGCTCGTTTCTCCCGGCTCCTAGTGATTTTTCAAGTACACCATCGCAGAATACTGTCGGTGTCGCTATCGATGATCTCGGACCAGCCGAATCAGATCCGTTGGCAAATACTCTATTTAATGCTTCTTCTAATACAATTCTGAGTGTACCATTTACTGCGAATAATGTTGCTGATACAGATTATCATTATACAGTTGCAGCAGATTCTGACAATACGGACGATGTTTGTATGTGGCTATCGACGACACCAGGCGGAAATACTATCTCTTATAATACATATATTGCAAGCGAAGCATCAGGTGTTAAAATTGAACCAGGTGAAGAAGCTACTTTCAAGATTGTAATGGACGATGATGAGTTTGCAAATTCAGAACACATTTATACACACTGGCAAATGGTATTGAGCGAAACATATTATCTCAATATCACAGGTAATCGTTTTGGTAATTTTCAAGGCAGTCGGTGTGTGAACGATAGACAAATAAAAGCAGGAACTGCTAACGTAAGCGTTATTATTTCAGGAGGATCCGTATAATGGCATTTGTAGATGACGTAGCTGTAAAAGCGGCAGCATTAAAAGCAAGAGCAGCTAATTTGGAAGCAGGTGTAAAACAAGCCGCGATGCAAGCAATGAACCCTCCTCCACAAAGCGAGTATGATACCGAAGCACTTCTAGCACGGATTGATCAATTGGAAGGTGTAGGTAAACAATGTGATGAGCCGTTTGAAATAAAAGCTGACGGATTTACTATTAATTGTAATTCAATGACAGTTGATGCGTGTGGTGGTAGTAAACCAGCTGTTACATTTAATACAGGCGCATTTAATATTACAACTGATGGTGCTGCTGTCACCATTACAGACGGGGACCTCACGTTGACAATTAGTGGTAGTAGTATTAATGTAACTGGAGGATATTTGAGGGTTGGTGGTAAAAAAGTAGCGACTGAAGAATGGGTTGAAGACAATTTTGCAGAATCTGATCATACTCATCAATTACCATAAATAACAATTAAAAGAGAAAACAATGGGCGTTAAAACAGCAACGAAAAACCAAGAGTTTCAGATTAGTGCGAACAATCGCGATATCTATAGCGATTTCAATCATACTTTTCTACCTCATCCCAACACGGGTCAAATTACTCGCCGTGTAAATGCTGATGCTGTTAAACTTGCTATACGTAATCTGGTATTGACGAATAAATATGAAAGGTTACGTAATCCTTCTTTTGGTGGAAATATCAGTCATTATTTGTTTGAGCCTCTCAATGATAATACAGCAGAAGAAATTAAAAACGATCTTAAATGGTTAATAGAAACATATGAACCACGAGCTCAAGTGAGAGAAATTTATTGTGTTGTTTCAGAAGATCAAAATTCAGTCGACGTAAGAATTCAATTTAATGTCTTGACATCGAGGGATGTTGAAGACTTAGACCTCACACTATACCGAGTAAGATAAAATGGCTACTAGCAACGATCTCACTACATTAGATTTCGCTTCAATCAAAGAAAATCTAAAACTATATCTCAAGAGTCAAGATCTTTTTAGAGACTATGATTTTGAAGCATCTAATATTAATGTATTGTTAGATGTACTCGCATATAATACCAGTTTAAATGGTTTCTATTTGAATATGGTTGCAAACGAGATGTTTCTTGATTCGGCGCTTTTAAGAGATTCTATTGTTTCGCACGCTAAAGAGCTAAACTATATTCCTCGTTCGTTTAGATCTGCACAGGCGAGAGTGAATATAACGCTGAGAGATAATTCTGAAAATGCAACTGTATTAATTCCTCGCGGTACATCATTTACTGGTACTGCAGGCAGCCGTAATTTTACATTTACTACTAATCAAAATATTCAAGCATTTAGTACTGACACGCAAAACGTATTCATTGCGACTGATGTAGTACTTTATGAAGGTGACTACGTACAAGATTCTTATGTTGCCGATACACAAAATCCAGTTAGATATTTGATTACTAATAAAACTATCGATACGACGAGTTTACGTGTAACTATAATCGAAGATAATGGCGCAACCGTTTTGAATTACGATATACGTGATTCATTATTTGGTCTTGGAGCTACTAGTCAAGTATTTTTCTTGCAAGCCGCAGAAAATGATTCTTACGAAATACTCTTTGGTGACGGGGTTATTGGTCGACCTCCAAAAAATAACTCTATTGTGTTGATTGAATATAGAGCATGCAATGGTGAATTGCCAAATGGTATACGTACATTTACAGCTGATGATGATATCACGACGGCGACTGTTTCCGATATTCGTGTATTATCTAGGGCGTCTGGCGGTTCTATTCCCGAATCAGTAGAATCAATTAAGTTTAATGCACCTCGAGCATTTACAACACAAGAGCGAGTTGTAACAGCACAAGATTACGCTACACTATTAAAAGCAAATTTCTCAGAGATCAATGATATCGCTGCGTATGGTGGCGAAGAATTTGATCCTCCACAATTTGGTAAAGTAATTATTGCTGTGGACCTTAAAAATACAGATTCATTGCCCGATACGTATCGAGCCAAATATAGAGACTTTATTAAACCTCGTAGCCCCTTATCAATTGATCCTGTGTTTATTGTTCCAAATTATATGTATTTGACAGTGAGTTCAAATGTGAAATACGATATTACACAAACATCTTTGGGTGTTGATGATATGAAGAGTCTTGTAGTATCAGCCATTCAATCGTTTAACTTTAACAATCTCAATGGATTTAATAAAACATTACGTTATAGTAAGTTTATTGCTGCTATCGATGGGGCACAAGATGCTATTATCAGTAACGATACAACAGTCGAAGCCACACAGTTTATTTCTCTAAATGTAGCAGAAAGAACTAATTATACGATTGATTTTGGCATGCCATTAGTAAATGATATTGGCCAAAAACAAGGAGATCACTCTTCCAATCAAAGAGCTGTAGTGCGCACTGATACTTTCTTATATCAAGGCGAGCAATGTTCTATTGAAGATAATGGATTGGGAGATTTGATAATAATTAAATCAACAACAGGTAGGCATACACAATTGACGTCTATTGGTTCTGTTAATTACGAAACTGGTGTATTACGTATTAATAATTTCTTGCCTCAAGACCAAAAGCCTCAACTAAAAGTTACTGTTACACCACGAGAAAAAGATATTACAGCAAAAAATAGATCTATTCTCAGGGTACTCGATGCTGATATTAATGTAAGAATTGAACAGGTTAGAATTTAATGGCTATTGATGTAGAAAATACAATATCGCAATTAGTTGCGAATCAATTTCCTGATTTTTATAAAGAAGAAGGCCAACTTTTTATTGCCTTTGTAAAAGCATATTATGAGTGGCTAGAGACGAGTGAATTTTATGCTGATTTAGATGGTGATGGAACTAAAGAAACACTTATTCAAAATCCTTCAGAAGCGATACATCATGCGAGAAAGCTTGCAGATTACAGAGATATCGATAATACTATAGATGATTTTATTCTATCATTTAAAAACAAATATCTTTCTAACATTCAATTTAACGTTGCTACAAATAAACAGTTATTCATTAAAAATGCTTTAGAATTTTATAGAGCGAAAGGTTCTTCGCGAGCCATCGATCTATTCTTTAAGCTGGTGTATGGATTAGAAGCAAGAGTTTACACTCCATCAGATGATGTATTCCGATTATCAGATAATGAATGGACAGACGAACGTTATCTTGAGTTATTGCCAGATCCCTCTAATATCAATTTTGTAGGCAAACAAGTTTTTGGAACAATCACGGGCGCCTCTGCATTTGGAGAAAAATTAATTCGAATTAAACGAGGTAGCTTATACATCGAAGTTTTATATCTCAGCGGTCTCAATGGTAATTTTCAAACTGATGAATTAGTTGTTGCTTTTGATGAAGTAGAATTAGGTGGTACTCAGTATAGAAATAGAATGATTGGCTCATTAAGTTCATTTGAAATTCAAGCTTCAAACGATGGTTTTATAGTTGGTGAAGAAGTAGCAGTTAAAGACGGCAAGGGTAAAAAAGGCGTAGCAGTTGTAACAGCTGTTCGAAACGCTGTTGGTGTTGTAGACTTCAATCTAATCGATGGGGGTTGGGGATATACTAATGATGCTCAAGTCATCGGTTCAAAAAGAACACTGAGATTTGATGAAATAAAGAATTTTGAAAACGAAGACTTTTTCTTTCAAACACAACCATTTGAAATTTTCAATACTGTAAAACAAGATCTGCATCGTTTCTATCTCAACACTTCTAATACTACATCTACAGACGCTGCACTAGCTCTTGATTTAGGAACAGAGTTGTATATTACTGCAAACGATGATATCGGCAATACTATTGTATGGGAAGGCACTCTTGTTGATAAAAGTACTGCTGACGGTTATCTTGTTTTAAATTATATTAAAGCTAATTATGCTAATAGCTCTACTGGTTTGATTGAAACAGATGATGGTAGGGACATAGCAAACAGTTTTTCTTCGAACACACAAAATATTCAATATCTGTATTCTAATGTAGATAGCTCATCTGAAAGATATGAATTAGAAGATTTAGATGGTATTGATGTTTCAGTAGAAGCAAATGTTATCGCAGTGAGCAATGTTTTTACACTTGAATACACCACAGATTCAGATATTGCAATTGCTGCTGATACCATTTTCTACCAAAAAGATGATATAAATCAAATCTATACGCGTGCAGGCGTAGCAAATACATTCTCAAATAATGCAACAGGTCAAACGTTTCTCAATCTACAATCAAAGGTCGGCGCGTTCAGAACAAATCGGCCATTTTATATATTAGGTGATGAATCCAGCGAGCCATTTACGATTGTAGAAATGTCAAATGTAAATATCGGTTTAATTGGCACAACATCAGAAGACTTACCATTTAAACTATATGCAAATACATATGCATCGAATACAGCGCTTGGTACATATGCTCCTGGTAGTGCAAATAATAGAACATCAACTTATACTACTAGAGCTAATTTTACATTATCGACTTTCGAAGAACAAGAAACACAATTCTATTACGAAACGACTCAAAGATCTGGTGGTCCTCTAATATTAGATACTCTTGATTTATCTACTATTATATACGAAACAGCAAACATTGATGCAGATGATCCAGGCAATTCAGAATTCCAAGAAGTTGCACAAGGAAATACAATTAATTATTCTAATACTACATTGCTTGATGCTTTAAATTATACTACAACCGGTATAGAAATTGGATCGATTGATTCTATTGTAATTACCGCACCTGGTGAAGGATATGGTGATGATCCATTCTTTATAGTATACGATCCATTGACCTCACACATCGATAGACATGATTTTTACATTCGCTATAAAGATGAAGGAGATGCTGAAAATCTCTTAAAGACATTTAGAGTAGGAGAGAAAATTGTAGTACAAGGCGAAAATGATACAAAAGAAGCAAGAATATATGATTTTAATATTCAGACAAGAGAGATATTTGCCAGACGTTTAAATTGGGATGTACGCGTAGATGATAATGTCGACACCGGTGCAAATAATGTTATGAATTTTTCTACTCAATCTGAATTTAGACATGGAGAATCGATTACAGGAACGACTTCAGGTGTCACTGCAGTGATTGAAACTGTTGATGAAACTCGAATGCTACCAGGTCCTGGCCGAAATGCAGATGTAAAAGCAACAGCATTATCAGGCAACGGATTTGCTACAGCTGTTAGAATCATCAATTCTGGTTTCGGTTATTTCGGTAAAAATTATGTAAATTCTACTGACACATATGAACCAGGAGAAAATTTAATTCTTGAGTCGACTAAAACTGCCGATAAAACAATATCAGTAAAAGGTTTTCTTGGTAATCAAGGTATCGCTCCTGGTACCCACCCAAATAGAAGGTCGTTCCTCAGTTCGGATAAATACCTAGCGGATAATGATTTTTATCAAGAATATTCTTATCAAGTATTGTCGGCTTTACCTTTTAACAAATATAAGAAAACACTTGTAGATGTTCTTCACGTTGCAGGTAGTAAACCGTTTGGTGGATATGTTGGTACTTCAGAAGCCACAGTAAATATTACACCTACCGATACTTCAGTACAGTTTGATTTGAAATCGACGTCATTGTTCATCAATCAAAATACTTTCTACACTGCTAATGTAGCATAGAGATAAATAAAAAATGGCAAAGAAACTAGTACCAGCAGAATTTAAGACACATCTGATTAATCAGATAATCGAATCTGTCACCGAGCGGGCAAATACTGCCTATTATGCTTTTGTTGGTGATCATGAAACTGTTGCGGCGACGCTAGAAGAAATTAATACACCGACTGAGACAGTACGTCAATTAAACTCTGAAATATTTAGAAATATGATTTTCGGGAAAAAGATGACTTCTGCCGATATTCGTTTTGTAGTCAATCGTACAAATTGGGAAAGTGGTACAGTATATGAAATGTACGATGATCAATTACTTGAGCTACAAGATAAAAACTTTTATGTGCTAGTCGATGAAGGTGCTTTCAAACATGTTTATAAGTGTCTATATAATAATAATGGAGCGCCGAGCACTTCTAAGCCATTATTTGCAAATGCCAAATACGATGCTGATTTATATACAGTAGGTGATGACTATTATGAAACTGCTGATGGATATCAGTGGAAATATATGTATAGTATCACGTCGACGGTATTTAATAAGTTTGCTACTGAAAAATATATTCCTGTTGTTGCTAATACTGTAGTACAAGATAATTCTGTTGAAGGATCGATCGATGTTGTAAGAGTTACATTTGCTGGTAAACAATACGATAACTATATTACAAATGCAAAATTTGAAGTTGCAGATATTAATAGAATTACATCAACAATTATCGATAGCGCCCCTGACGGATCAGCAGAAGCACACTTTACTGCAGCTAAAGCCAATCAAACGTATCGATTAAAATTAGGCTCAGAACAAACTACAGATTTTTATAAAAATACTATATTGTATATTACAAGTGGTGTAGGCTCGGGTCAATATAGAACCATTGAAAAGTCTGCATATATTTCAGATCTAGGTGGTGTGTTTGCACAATTAGATGAACAATTTACTACACTTCCTAATGAAACGTCTACATATGAAGTAATGCCAAAAGTAGAAATCATTGGTGATGGTAACCAAACAGCTAATGCAGAAGCCCGAGCTATTATTGATTCTTCTGCTTCAAATAGTGTAAATCGAGTCGAAATGCTTGAGATAGGTAGAAACTATTCATTTGCATCTGCTACTGTACTTCAAGGAAATCCAGTTTCAAATAACGGAATTACTACTGCACCAACCCCAGCGACTATTAGACCTATTATTCCACCTCAGGGCGGTCATGGCGCTAATACTGTTATTGAATTTGGTGCAAAACGATTATCATTCTATATGAAATATAATAGAGATGAAGCAGGTCTCGTTGAACCTACCAATTCATTTGCTCAATTTGGTATTATTCGAGATCCACAATTTGCAAATGTGGCAATATATACTACTGACGAAACTGGTGATTTCGTTGAAGAAGAAGTTGTTAGGCAATTTTCTAAGTTGCAAATAGGAGCGATTGGAACTTTTATTAGTAATACTGCACTGGGTGCTTCTATACAAGATAGTGTAGATGATGGTAATTATAATCTACACTTTAACACTGGTGAATATATTTTTCTTAAAACTGAAACATCAGTTCCGCAATATTTGTTAACAAAGGTAGCAGCAGGTTCATCTTCTAATACAATTAATTTGACAGACACTCCAGAATGGGTGACAGCTACTGATACATCAGTTACTGCTTATTATGTTCATATGCAAGCAGATGCTATCGTCTCAAATAAATCTGCTCCATTGCCTGTTGGAACACCGAGCAATATTGCTGGTATTTTAGTTAATAACTGTAGACCATTCTTTACTAAAGGTAGTATGATTTATGGTGAAACAAGTAAACAAATAGCTACGATTGCTGGAATTGATATAAATAGTAGAATAGGTCAGCACGATGCTGATTTTAGATTTGCCGACTATAATCAAATGTTAAAAATTATCGGTAACAGTGTGATTGATGGTCCAGGTGGTCCATTTACTCAAGATGAGACAATATATCAAGGAGAATCTTTACTTGAGGCGACCAGTACAGGTCAATTGCATTCTTCAACTGATACTGGCGGTTCTTCGACAACCATTAGTCTAACGAATGTTACCGGTAACTTTAATACATTTACTAATTTACATGGATCAGTTAGCGGAGCGCAATTAGTAGGAGATACTAGTAATGCTCTCGATATTAAATACGGTGATCTAGATCCGAATAGAGGAGCCATCCTCTATGTTCAAAATGATATACCAGTTGATAGAGACGAAAATCAATCAGAAGAAATTCGCGTTATATTGGAGTTCTAAGTAATGCCCCTTAATACAAATTTATCATCATCTCCTTATTTTGACGATTTCGATAGAAATAATAACTACTATCGAATTTTGTTCAAGCCTGCGACAGCGGTGCAAGTACGTGAGGTGAATCAACTTCAAACTATGCTGCAAGATCAAATCGAGCAGTTCGGTGATCACATTCTAAAAGCTGGTACAATTCTTGACGGTTGTAATTTTACATACCATAACTCAATGCCATTTGTAAAAATCTTAGATACTACCAAGAAAGGGGCCGCGGTAGATATAAGTAAATTGGCAGGTATGAGTGCAAACGGTCAATTGACAGGTAAAATTGCGTTGATCGATCATGTTGAAGATGGTTTCGAAAGCGATAATATAAATTTAAAAACATTATATGTCACATATTTAGATGACGAAGCTGCGTCAGCAGCAGGCACAACAAATCCTGATGAAGATGAGTTCCTCGCAGGTGAAGAAATTAGAATCTTCCATCAAGACGAGAGACTCTTTGATATTACCGTAGCTAACAATTCAAATGGATCAACTGTCTTTTCTAATAATGATGTTGTAGTAATATTTTCTGCAATTGAAATTAGTAGCGCTACTAACGGCGATGCTAATTTCGCTAATACATTTGCAGTAAATGATGTCATTTCAGACGTCGCGACAGGCAATATCTCACTGATTGTAACACATGATCCAATACCTCATCCAGAAAATGATAGTTTGATTCTTCGTGTAAAACCAAATTCACAATATCAATATGGCGATCAAATTGATGCTTCACGTTGGGATATTGAAGTCGATCAGTTACTCGAATGTACAACTGGTAGTGGATCAGGCAATCAATTTAAGGTTGTTTCGTTTATTGGACAAAACGCTACTGGCAAAATCACTACAACTGCTGGTGGACAAATTCAGTCTGCTGAAATTACTCGCGGAGGATTTGGTTATAATATACTGCCTCATATTAGCTTATACTCAGTAGGCGCAACGAATGCTACCGTTTTAAATAATCTTCAATTAGATCCAGAAAACTGGTATCAAACTGTTACAGCCGGATCTAGTGTAACTAATCCCATAGGCGAAGGTTATGGTATTTCAGTTGCATCGGGTCAAATTTATCAAAAGGGTTTATTCTTGAATGTTGCTCCTCAATTCAAGATGGTAAGCAAGTTCTCAAATACACCGAGCGATTTGTCAGTCGGTTTTGATAGTACTGAATCAGTAGTAAACGTATTTACAGATGCGACTCTTTATGACAATGCGTCTGGTTTCCTTAATCAATCTGCTCCTGGTGCAGATCGATTGAGAGTATCACCTGTACTTGTTGTTAGAACTGCAGCAGAAGAGAAGACTGCAACTAATTTCTTCCCTATCATTCGATTCTCTGAAGGCAAGCCTTTCCAACAAAATAAGACAACACAATATAATAAGATAGGCGACATGATCGCTCAGAGAACATATGATGAGTCTGGTAACTATGTTCTCGATGAGTTCCGCGCCACAACTCGATCACCTTTAGATTTCGAAGATTCTGATACTACCTTCTCATATGTAGTCGATCCTGGTCATGCATATATCGGCGGATATCGAATTAAGACGGAGACAAACTTTGTCAAGAATGTTAATAAAGGTACAGATACAGTCACTAAAACAGATCAAGATATTGATCTGAACTATGCTGCATACGTCGAAGTAAATGAAGTTGCAGGTGTTTCATCTTTTAATGATAATAACGATGTAGTATTGAAAGATGCTGCTGCTAATTTTATTAGTGATTATGATTACGATGGTGTTGCAGGAGCGAACACTGTTTCTTCTTCACTCGGCGGTAATACGATTGGATCTGCGAAGATTAGAAACATAACATATGTCAGCGGCATTCAAGGTACATCAAACGCTAAGTACCGAATTTATCTGTTTGATATTCAGATGAATAAAGGTAAGAACTTTAAAGATGTGCGTTCTATCTATACAGATCTTAATTCGGGCTTGATGCTTGAAGATGGTATTGCGGATGTCGTTACTATTCAATCAAATCAAAATATTATTCGATCACTTAAATCTGCCGGCGAAGTGCAAATAGAAGAAGGTGGTAATAACTATATCGTCGATGCTTATGGTGATATTGCTCAAATTGTAGATGCAGACCGAAACGCACTTATTTTTAACACTGGTTTACCAGCTTCTAGTATCACTAATACATCATACATTTATCGTACTACAGGTACTACATATTATAACGTAAATACTAGCGGTCAAATTACCGTTGCTAAACAAACTAATGCAACTTGGCCGTACTCTTCTGGTTCTGGCTATCTTAGCGATCAAGAAGAAAATGATCTAGTCATTGTACCAAAACAAGATGTTATTGCTTCAGCAGATATCGAATCTGGTATGACACTTTCTACATCAAGTGACGGCAATAATCTTTATACTATTACAGATAGTGCAGGTGCTGCAACATTTGTTACTAATATGAGAGTTGGTGATTGGATTACTGACGGTACAGATGTTGGTCAAATTACAGCAATTGGCGGACAAAATAAACTGACATTTAGATCACAGAGCGGTTTGTTTTCTGGATTATCAAATGCTACAGGTAAATCATTTAAGAGAATTTTCCCAAAAGATATTCCTGTCGATCTTTCTTCACGATCAACAGCGAATGCTGAAGTAAATGGTAATGACCTAATCATTAATTTAGGCGTCGCTGTCCCTGCTGCCACAGGCGCGTTCAGTGTAACTTTTGATCAACAATATGATAATCAAATTGTATCTATGGATGTCCGTCGAGGATATTACGTACTTGTTAATACAACTGGTGATTGGGATAAAGGTAAAAACCTTGGTTTCTCAGGTATTATTCGACTAGTTAATGTTTATAATGGAACAGATACTAGTAATACAAATATTACATCAGAATTCTATGTTGATAATAATCAACGAGATGCATATTGGGGCCTTGGTTATTTGTATCAACGGCCATCGGCATCTACGACACTCGCTACTGAAATACTTGTAGAATTTGATTATTTGTATGACGGCGATGAACACGGTGCTAAAGTAATAAACTCATATAATATTAGTGATGAGCAAGAACTCACTACTCTACGTGCTAATACTACACCTAATGGAGTAATGCATACTCTTGAAATTCCAGAAATGGTAAGTGAGAGAGGACGATATTTCGATCTTCGTGAATGTATTGACTTTAGACCGATGGCAAAACCGACTGCAGCCGTTACTACTGATCCTGCAACAGCAAACTGCGCATCGTCTGAAGTGGTATCATTTAATTATAGTCAATATAGATTCCCGAAACCACAAAGCAACTTTGAATATGATATTACATATTATAAAGGTCGCACAGATGAAATCAGTGTAAAGTCTGATGGTAGTTTCGACGTTACAATTGGTGCTAAAGAATTACAGAAACATACTGAAGCAAATAAATTAAGTTTATATAAGTGTAGTGTAAAACCATATCCTTCAATTCCTGAGAGACCATCGACAGAATTGAAAGAGATTATGTCTACGTTTGTAGAAAATAGTAATGCGCTATTCATTCGAGTAAGTAAATTCCAAAATCAATTATTCAAAGTTGATCCACAGAATCGTGTATATACGATGTCTGAAATTGGTAATCTTGAGAGAAGAATTAATGCTCTTGAATATAATCAAAATATGTCAGAACTTGAAAATAAGACAATTAATAAAACAATTCAAAGTTCTGTTGATAGTACACTAGAAAGATTTAAGTTTGGTTTCTTTGTAGATAATTTTGAAAACTATGGTCTTTCAAATAGAGACCTATCATATTATAATGCATCTATCTATGAATACGTATTACAGCCCGATAGAACAACACTCAATATTGACTTTGAGGTTGCTGCAGTATCTTCGAAGTATGTAATCGGTAATAAGATTACTTTCCCACATAAGAGAAAAAATCTTGTAAGTCAAACAATTGCTACTTATGCGCCATATGTAGAGCCATATGTGCCTGAGATTGAAGAGTTTTGTGAATTTGAATCTAATAGAAATCTACAAAATGTCGGAGATACAACTACTACACCATACGAAAAACTGCAACGAGTGTGGGAAGAGTTTACATTCGTAGGTACTAACGAAACTGACGGTACACAAAGATATGTTGAGATTAAATTCTTCAACCCGCAGGGTGGTATTTCATATGAAGTAATTCAATCATCTCAGCCACCGACACAGGCTAGCCAAGAAGTTGGTACGTTACAAGTAGATCCTACTAAGACTGATAAATTTGTAGCTCTTGGACCTGATGAAGCTATTGAGTTATATAAGAAATTATATCCAGTCAAAAACGGTAAAAATCAAGTTGTTCCATATTCTACTAATCCATGGTTTGAAACTGCAAATTCAACTCCGTCAAATATCAGAGTAACAATAGATGGTACTGGTCCATTTGATTATAAAGCTTGGCAAGGAGCCGGCAAATTACGATTTGCATATAATCATCTCAATGGTCGATATATTACGGTTAGAGCCCATAAAGCAAAAGAAGTATTTAACTTTGAAATTTGCTATCCTGCTACTACACAAGCTGATGCGGTATATGATTCTGGTCAAACAGCTGTAAATACACGGCCGCCTGCATGTCCTAAAGGTACGTTCAAATACGATCGTTGTGTTGGTAGCACACTTTATGTATATCAGTGTGATGGTAACTATGGCACCGAAATTGGTTATACTGTACCAAATTCACCAAAGTGTTATGTCGCTCCACCGCCAATTGATGAACCGCCTGAAGAAAGTTGTCCTCCAGCTGGTTCGTTCTACAAAGTTTCATGTTCCGGAACATCACAGATAACATACACATATACAGGTAATGTAGGTAGTGGACCTGGTGGTTGTAGTGTCACAGCTTCAGATACTGTAGTTTGTTCTTCAGCGTGTGGTTGTAGTCCGACTACACCAGAACCTGGTTGTACTGAACAAACCACACCACCAACAAATAATAGTGGTGATGATGGTTGTGTGAGTACAAACGATCCCACATGTAATATTGAAGAAGAATCTACTCCACCACCAGTTCCACCTTCTGGTCCACCAACACCTGACCCCGATGATGACCCACCACTGCCTGAAGAGCCAGTTGTTGAGCCGCCAGATCCACCGCCTCCGCCGCCTCCACCTCCACCTACTCCGCCTACTACTCCTGGCGGCGGTGGTGGCTGTGTACATGTAGACAGTTATTTGCCAGTCGTTACAGAAGGTCAAAATCGGGCGCATCAAATGATGCCTGGATCTGCTGTATTGTTGGGTACTGAAGATCTAGAAATAGTTGAAGGCACTGTTATTAATGCAGTAACTAAACCAGAACCATGCGTAAGAGTTACAACTGAAGCTGGAATTAGTCTGATATGTTCTACGTCAGCACCTCTATGGACCGATGAAGGTAAATACTACGATGCACCAGATGTCGGCGACAAGAAAGTAGCAGTTATGAAAGATGGTCAAACATGGTTCGATACCGTTGTTAATGTCGAAGATATGGGTGTACTTGATGTTAGGCCGATGGATTGCGGTGATAAGAACTTCTGGGCAGGTGAAAAAGATGGTGAATACATCTTACACCATAACGTGAAGATAAGATTTAAAGATGGTCCAAACTTTGCGCCGATGCACGGTATGTTTAATCTACCCGGCACCCTTAGAGACTTAGTATTAGATAAAAAATAATAGGATTATTTAAATGGCACGCAAAAGACTAAGAGGCAGTATTAACCATATTAGGAGACGTGATGAAAATGTTTTCACGATGCCTAGAGCTGCTCGTGGTAAAAATAAACCTAAGTGGGTAAAACTAAAAACTACTGGATTAAAACCCAATACAAAATATAAGGTGATGCTCGATAATCACCCTGGTAATCAATTTGAAGATATTACATCATTTTCAAAACCAGTGGGCAAATCTGTTAAAAATAATACCCATCGTGAAGGAAATAGAGGTCTTACGACATATTTAAAATCTGATGCGAACGGTAAACTTGAAATTAAAACAAGGCCGTTTGGTACGGATGATGCTACTGTTTCAGGTACTAAATCTAGTGGTTCTAAAGACTTCACAAAAATGTGGAAGTTTTGGCATACTCGTACTCAAAAGAATGATTTAGGTCGAGATAAAATTAAACTCATTGCTTATAGCAGTGTAAATAATCCTGATGCTTCCAATAAGATTAAAACTCTTAAAAAAACAATTGCGCCGCCGGTAGTAGTAGAAGATGGGGATACATCAACTACTGTTGTAAATCCTCCTCCTCGACCTGAAGATGCTTTACCTCCTGGTATTATTTGTGATTGTTTACTACCCGACGTGGGGATGATCGATCCGATTGTACCTATTTCAACACGCAGTAATTATTATCAAACTTTCTTTATTGATGCATTAAAAGTTGATGGATCAGATACTGTAGATTTGCTCGATGTTGTTCTGTATATCAGATCTAAACCAATTATCAAACAAAATGCTTCTGGTTTAGCAAATCCTGGCATTAACATCTCTATTCTACAGTGTGAATCAGATGGCACGCCGATTATTACATCACGCTATGCTGGTTCAGAAGTGCAATTAGATTATAATCAAATCAAAGCTTCACCTCTTGCAACTTCTGGTACTGTATTTACGTTCAAAGGTCCATTGAGATTAAAAACAAATCGATTTTATGCGATTGCTGTCAATTTAGAAGATACTAATTATGCTTTATGGATGAATCAAAAAGGTGATTTGACTCTTGTAGATGGAGTTAAAACAGAAGAAAGATCTCAAGGTTCTTCGAAAGGACATAAAGGTGATGTTTTCTATTATGATAGAGAAAAATCTAAGCGTAAGACTGCTGCAGCGTCGTCATGGACACCTAAAAACGATTTAGACATTAAATTCGATGTTAATATTGCAGAATATACATTGAGCTCAGTCGATGTTACTTTGCATAATGCATCGTACGAATTCTTCAATCTTTCTAGTACTGCGGCAACATGGGAACCAGGTGAAGAAGTATATAAAGTTCGACCAGGTGAATCGAGCACAGTATACATTGCTGCCGGTACAAATAAAATCATAGGAAGTGGCACTAATTTTGCAACACTCAGCGATGGTGACAAACTAATATTAACTGATAACACAGATACCACCATTCAACAAGTATTCACTGTAGATAAATCATTTGCTGGCAGTGCGACTATAGTCTATGTTGAAGAATATGCTGAAAGAACAATCGGTGGTACATCAGGTTCTCCATTAGGCACATGGTTTAAGACAGTTGTAGGCGAAGTCGAATATTATGATTATTATTTCTCAAATATTCGACTTTCTGATTCGTCTGTTAATTATGCTCAGTACAATCTAGATTCGAATATGAGATTTGCTGTGGGTGATACTATTAAAGGTGTAGATTCTGGTACAACTGGCGTTATTGATACATATAATCCATTGCCCGTATCAGTATTTAGATCAAACTGGAATGCTCAGCTGCCACCGAAATTTAAGCCAGTCACTTACTATAACCTGTCTGAAGATTTAGGCTCCGGTCTATATAAGTTGCATTCGAATGATAAGATTTTTTATCTTAATGCTCCAAATCATATCAAAGATTACGCAGGATGGATTATTTCTACTTCGCAAGAAGTTGATCAGGCTAGTTCAGGTGGTACCAATTTTACTGGTCAAATGAAGTCTGCAGAAATCAATTTGACTTATCAATATCTCGGTGAGACTGATCGATCATACTCTGCTCCAACTATTGATTTGAACGAAATGGATATGGTCACACATCGATGGTTGATCAATAATGATAGTACCAATGAACATCTCAATAAAGGTAATGCGTTGACACGACATATCTCTACAACTCTTGAGTTAGGTGACGGAAACAATGCTGAAGATATTAAAGTTATTATGAATGCATATCGACCACGTAATACTGATATCGAAGTTTACGCTAAGATTCATAATAATGCCGATCCTGATGCATTTGACGATAAACAATGGACAAAACTTGCAAGAACAGTTGGTGATGATAAGTTTAGTAAAGCTGGATCTTTAAAAGATTACAAAGAAATGGAATTTAGTTTCGCTAATACAACTACAACAACTGATTTAGCTGGTACATTTACTACTGAATTAAATAGCGCAAATGTCGTCGGTGAATCTGGAACAACTGATGTATCAACAATTTCTGTTGATGACGTGATTAAGATTTCTAGCCCGTTATTCCCTGAAAATTATCAATTATTTGCTATTGATTCAATTGATACTGCAAACCAAACAATTACGTTGACTGAGTCAGTGAGTAATAATAATATAGTTGGTGAAGGTTTTGTAGTGTCGACTCTTGATGCTGCACAGACTGCATATCGCAATCCAGACAACTATAATGCAGTACGATATTTCAATGAAGCCGGGTCACCGTATGATACGTATAATCGAGTTGCTATTAAGATTGTCTTACTGGCTTCAGATAGAAAACTTGTACCGAAAGTTGACGATTATAGGGTGATCGGAGTCACAGCATAAATGTCAGCAGTTGAAAAAGATTATGTTTCTATAGGCGAAGGTTCGTTTATAAATACCAATAAGAAGGATCTCGAGCACTATAAAATGAACAGAGCTCGAGCTTATAAAGAACGAGAAATGCAAGACAAGATAGACAAGCTCGAAAGAGAAATTATTCAAATCAAGCAGATCCTCCAAAAACACATAGTAGGAACCAGATAATGGCATTACTGTCAGATTTTCCACAACTCAATCCAGCTACAGACACATTTGCTGATTGGCTGAATAGGACCAACGACATCTCGCTTTATTTGCGTGGTGAATTTGTCGCTGGTACTACTCAGATCATGACAGCAAATAGTTTGCCTGGCGGTTCAATGACCTATGGTAATGCTACACTTTTTGGTCAATTTACTGCAAATACT